CGCAGGACAAGCTGGCTGCATAATGGTTTATGAGGACGTAATTTAAGGAGAAATAATATGGCTTATGTAATTTATTGCGAAGATAAAAATCCTGGTCAGCTTTCAAGAATAGCCGCAGATGTTAATGAAAGAGATAACCATTTACATGGAACAATGAAGTATCATGAAATAAGTGAAAGTGATTTTAACGATCTTAAAAATAATGTAAAAACTGCAATTGGTTGGGATGGAGCTAATATTACTTATAAAATTCACAGCGGATCAATTAGCACTGTAGAAAATTTAGAAGAATATTTAAATATGTTAAAAGAAGACATAACAAGTTTTCTAAAAGTAGATTATGGCTATTCAACAGACCACTGGCAGACTTATTTAGATTATTTAAATACAGTGGATGCTTCTACAATTACTCTTCCAATAGATAGTTGGGAAAAATATTGTTCCGATAATTCAATTACATTTTACTCAATGTTGCAAAAACCATAGTTTAGTTATATATATTCATTTCAATGAATAAGAATATAATTGAATTTTCCTCAGATAAAAATTATATTGATTTAAAAAAAAATTTTCCAAAACCTATAAAATTAAACATCCCTAAATGGTTTAAAGATCTTGAACATAATGCTCACAATCCTACTATTAAAGGATGCATACCTTTTTTAGATAGTTTGATAACAGGGTATGTTCTTGAGTTACCCCAAGATTTTTATTTAAAAATAAATTTTTTAGATCAAAACGAATATAAATTACAGGTAAAACCTTCATTAGAACAAAGTAGATTTAATTTAAACACACAAGAATTAATGCAATCTCACCCAAAATCGCAAATTAAAGGTTCTTCAAAAATAAAAAAAAACTTAAATTTTCCTATTTTTAAAATATTAAATCCATGGACTATAAAAACACCTCCAGGATATTCGTGTTTATTTGTGCCACCTTTAAATAACAAGGATGACAGATTTGAAATTATCTCTGGTATTGTAAATACTGATGAATATAAAAATCAGATTAATTTTCCTATAATTTTTAATGGTGATAAATATCCAGTGCAAGACACTATATTAAAACAAGGTACACCTTATGTTCAAGTCATACCTTTTAAAAGAAGTAGTTGGGAAATGTCAATAAAAGAAAAAAAGAATACTGATCGAGATTTTAATCACACATCGAAAATTTTACATATATATAAAAACCTTTTTTGGAAAAAAATATCATGGAAATAACAAAACTAATTGATTACATTAAAATATTTGATAACGTTTTAGAAAAAGAAAAAGCAAATCATTTTGAAGAAGTTGTGAAATCTAATCTTTTAAAATTTGAAAAAGCAGGTATTTCACGTTTCTCAGGAACAGAAACTGATGAAACAATAAGAAAAACCGAATATATAAATTTAACAAATACGACTGGAACTTTAACGAGCATCCATTGGTGTAATTTTATTGGCACTAAATTAACTAATCTTATGAAAGATTACAGCAAACTAACGGACACATTGAGTAATTGTAATATTAGAGATATGCAAATTTTAAAATACAAAATAGATGGTTTTTATAAAATTCATATTGACCATGGTCCTACTACCCCGAGGACATTAAGTTTTATTTATTTTATAAATGAAGATTATGAAGGAGGAGAATTAACGTTTTGTTTACCAAATAAACAAAATATTAAAATTGATATAAAAAAAAATAGATGTATTATTTGGCCAAGTAATTTTTTATATCCTCATCAAGTTTTACCAGTAACGAAAGGAATAAAATATTCATTAGTATCATGGGCGTTATAGGAAAAAATTTTAAATACAAATTAATTAATAATTTTTTAAACAAAGATGAAATGAAAATTTGTTTAAATTATTTTAAAATAAAACATTGTAATAATTTCGGAGATCAAATTAAATTTGATAACATGACACTTGGAGCAACTGCAGATTATGCAGATAGTTTGTCAGAATCATTATTAATTTGTAAGAAAAAAAAATTAGATCAAATAACTGGAAAAAAATTATTACCTACCTATTCATATTGGAGAATGTATACACATTTAGATGAATTAAAAAAACACTCTGACAGAGAATCTTGTGAAATAAGCGTTTCAGTAAACTTTGGTAGTAGTGGTGAAAGCTGGCCTTTATATATGGATGACATACCTCTTGAAACTAAACCAGGTGATGCTGTAGTTTACCTAGGAAGAGATGTAAGCCATTATAGAAAAAAATTTATAGGGGATTGGTATTGCCAGGCTTTTTTACATTATGTAGATGCTGATGGACCTTTTGCAGAATTTAATCTGGATAAGAGACCAAACTTTGGTAGACCTTTTAACACTGAAGCTTACAAGTAAATTATGAAATTTATTCAATATAAAAATGGTTCGTGTGATTTAAAATTTTCATTAAAAGAAAGAATTATAATCTTATTAAGGGGTAGGGTATTTTTTTCTGAGGAAGCTTTAAAACATTTTGGAAATAATTTAGTTCATATGGTGATGCAGTTTAATGAAAGATTAAAACCTGAAATAAATAAAAAAAGCACAGACACTAATGAAGTAAAAACAAAGTGATGTATAAGTGTGAAAATAATTATATTGAGAACACAGAAAATTTAAAAATTTTACAAACTTTAAACTCAATAGATTTACCTTGGAAATATAATTCATTAGAAAATTTTCTTTTTCATCAAATTATAATTGATGGAAAAGTGATATCTTATTTTTCCGATCTTTTAGAACCTTTTACATTTAAAATTAAAAATAAAATACAACACGCTAATTATATAATGGTTCAAAAAAATACTGAAACGAAACCTATACTAGAAAATAAAAATTCTTTTAAAGAAGATAATTCAATAAAAGCTTATTACTTCGTAAATACATCTAATGGTCATATTACTATTAATCTTTATGACAAAGTAAATTTTTTACAAAACAGTGTTTTATTGTTTGATAATCAACTCACAAATAAAATATTTACTCCAACCGACTGTAATCAATTTTTAATTGAAATTATGTATCTTAAATAAAGTGAATAAAAATTTTAAAATTATCGATAACTTTTTAGAAAAGGAACAATTTAAATATTTACAAAGTATTATTTTCTCAAACGATATTGCTTGGTTTTACAATAACTCTTTGAATTTACCTGATGATGGTAAACAACAAGGTTTCTACAATCACTCTATTTATAATGATTACAAATTTAATTCTCCCTTATTTGAAAACATGAACGAGTTCTTTAAAAAACTTAATATGGTATCTTTAATTGAAATAAGAATTAATTCTATGTATGTGCAAAAAGAACACTATGAATCTTATTGGCATACAGACAGGCCTTTTAAATGTAAAACAGGAATTTTTTATTTGAATACTTGTAATGGAAAAACTAAATTAAAAACAGATCCCATAACAAAAGTAGATTCTGTAGAAAACAGAATGCTAATATTTGATTCTCAAATAGAGCATAAAGCTATAAGTCAGACAGACACCAAAAGAAGAATAGTGATAAACTTCAATTATTACGATAATCCGTGCACTTTTACTATTAAACAATAAATGCTATAATATAGAATGCCATTAACAAATGTACTTATACAACCAGGGTTTAACAAACAAGTCACAGAAGTAGGAGCAGAAGGTCAGTGGACTGACGGTGACTTTGTAAGGTTCAGGTATGGTTTACCTGAAAAAATTGGTGGTTGGGAACAAATTTTATCAAGCACCATTGTTGGTGCAGCAAGAGAACAATTTGTTTGGGCAGATCTTGATGGTAGAAGATATGCTGCTATCGGCACAAACAAGGTTTTGGTAGTTTATTACGAAGGTGCTTTTTACGATATCACACCTCTTGCAACTTCATTGACGGGATGCACATTTACAACTGTTAATACTTCTGCAACAGTAACAGTAAACAAACCTGCACATTCGTTAGAGGTTGGAGATTTATTTATTTTTTCATCAGTAACTCCTCCTTCAGGAGCTGGGTATAGTGCTGCAGACTTTACAACTAACGTTTTTGAAGTAATCACTGTGCCTAATAGTGACACATTTACAATAACAATGGCTTCTGCTGCAGGAACTTCGGTAAGTGCAAGTGGTTCTGCCACTGTAACTCCGTATATAAAATTTGGATCATTGAGTCAGACATATGGCTTTGGTTGGGGCACAGGTTTATGGAGTGGAGGACAACAATTGTTTAGCACTTTAAATGGTGCTTTGTTAGATGACACAGCTGGAACTGGTGGGTCTGGAACTTCTATTACACTGACTTCGACCACTGGATTTCCAACAACGGGTACGATAAAAGTTGGAGCAGAATTTATTTCCTACACAGGTATTTCATCAAACGATCTTACAGGAATTACTAGAGCAAGTGGCGGTACAAGGTCTGCACACTCAAATGGGGCAGGCGTAGAATACTATACTGCATGGGGCCAAGCTTCATTATCACAAACTTTATCTATTGATCCTGCATCTTGGTCGTTAGATAATTTTGGAGAAAAATTAATTGCGACTGCAAAAAATGGTAAATCATTTGAATGGAATCCTATAAATTCTAATCCAAGCGCGTTAACTACTCGAGCTTCAGTAATTGCAAATGCACCAACCACTTCTGTAATGTCTCTTGTCTCAGATAGAGATAGACATTTATTTATGTTTGGCACAGAAACAACAATTGGAACTGGCACCACACAAGATAAATTATTTATAAGATTTTCTGATCAAGAAAATATTTCTGACTATGCTCCTACATCAGTCAACACGGCAGGATCTTTTCGATTAGATTCTGGTACAAAAATTGTCGGTGCTGTAAAAGGTAAAGATTATACTTTTGTTTTAACAGATACATCAGCTTATGTAATTCAATTTGTTGGCCCTCCTTTTACTTTCAGTGTAAGGCAAGTTGGATCAAATTGTGGAGCTATAGGACAACATTCTATTAAGTACGTTAATGGTGCTGTTTATTGGATTGGCGAATCAGGTGGATTTTTTGTTTATGATGGTACTG